GTATAAAGACCACATAGCTCTGCTAATCATTTTTCTAGCGTGTGTATTTTGATTTACTCTAGAAACAACTCCAACATCAGGGTCAAGCAACTTTTTAGTTAAGTTATCCAACTTGTCATCCATCCCCCCTAGTTTCTCTTTCATTGAATCCATCTTCTGTTTCATTAACGCTATTTCTTGTGCTGTCGATGCCATTACAATCCGTGTCTTTTCATTATATCTTGTTGTACTGAAGTTAATTCAGCAGCATCAAGCTCTCTATCAAATACAACAACCTCGTTTATAAAACCTTCTGTTTCTAAAGATGTAGAAATAAATCCTAAACTATTTATAAGTAAAGTAGATGTGCTGTTGCTATTATTTGGTGTGCCTGTTATTTTTGTTAAGTTACTGTAAATTTCAACATTGTTTGTTGTAGCATCAGAACCTCTAGTAATTCCAAATAAAAACTTTGCAGTTGGTATGTTTTCCGTTAGACCTGTTGCATCAAGACTTACAGTACCGCCATCTCCACCTTTTGATTTTAAAACAACTCTGTTATCAGTACCTCCTTGATTAATTCTAATACTGTTTGCTGCATCTCCACTTTTTCCTATAACAGCTTCAGTAGTAGGATTTGAATTTTCTAAATCCAAAATCATAAATATAGTAAAAGTAGTAAGAGTAATCAAAGCAGTTAAATCTAATCTGTCAGAGTTAGTTCCATTTGCAGCACCATCAAACTCAAGTGTATTTCCACTTACCGTAGGCTGCCTAGCATCTGTGCTTTGTGTTGCGTGATTATTATTACCGCTTGTATCTAGCCATTTAATATCAGTATCTCCATCACTATCAATATCAGGAATAGTAATATTTTGTTGTTCTAAAAACAATTTTAAACCAAGCATATCTTTTATACTTGTATTTTTGTTTCCCGTTGATAATCCTAATCCTAATCCTAACATATCTTAGTCTGTATATACTATTTCTAATGTTCCGTTAAACCTTGCTACTGTTGCATCTGTATTTCCTGCTGAGATAGTTACTATTATAACATCTCCCGCAGAAAAAGAAGCCGAAGAACCCATAGACCCTGCTGCAAATAAATCTACATTTGTATTACCACCACCTGTTTCGGTAGCGGTAGCACCTAATTGAGTTAAATTAATAGCAGCAGCACTTGCATCAGCAGGAGTACCTTTATAAACTTTTAGATTTATAGTTTTTCCTGAAGTACAAGCTATAACACCTGCAAAAGCATTTATATAACCTGCTCTAGTAGCATAAAGCTGTGCTTGTGCAACAGCATCTTGTGCATCGGCAGTAGAATCAGTAACTACTGTGTCGTAAACGTGAGTTGAACCACCTGCAAAAGTAGGTGCGTGTTCTGCTGTTGAACTTTTACTAAAAAACCCTGCAACTCTAATGTGTTGCATACGTCTAGAATTGTCGTCAGCCCAAGTTAAAGCATTGCTACCGTTCTTTGTCAAAACTGTATTGGCAGAAGCCGAACTAAAGTCTTTAGGAACGTGAAGCTGAGTATTATCTAATGCACTATGTTCGTTACTTGCCATATTATATACTTGCTACAAAAATTTCTACATCTATGTTTTCCGATAATGGGTCAACTAAAATGCTTTCTAAATCAGTTAATGCTGTTACAATAGTTGCATTAGCATCGCTAACAGCTAATCCATCGTGAACCGTATAAAGAACAAGACTTTGACCTGCACCGATAAGGTGTGTCGCAGACATATTCGCAGTACCCCCTTCAGCTCCTGCTATCTGTAAAGAGATATTCATAGGGTTTGTGTCGTCTAGGTTTGTTACCCTTATATATCTTACATTCTCTAGGTCAATAGCATTGTCTGCTGTGTTTGTAGCTGTTTGAAATGTTGCTATCGTGCAGTCTGTATCATCTATACAACGAACTACTCTTTTGTAAACCTCTTTAATACTAGGTATTACTAAAGTTTTTGTTTGATTATAGTTAGTACCTGCTAACGTAATAGATTCAGTTATTGATACTTCTAAATTCTGTGCTGTTACTGTACTTGCCATATCTAATTATTTTGTATATCCAATTACTACACCACTTGTTAATGTAATAGCTGTTACTGTTCCTATAAATAATGTTGTTCCCGCAGGTAATGTCGTATGCAAAGCATCTTCTCCCGTGCAATCTGAAGCTGTTAAAGCAGCTACAACACTTGCAACAGGAAAATGTATGCAATAAAAACTTTTGCCTGTGTGTGCGTTTGTTCCCGTTAAAACCTGCACATCTCCTGAAGGAGTATTTCCAACCATTCTCATTAATGATTCATTGTCGTCTAAAAAGTCAAATGCCATTTTTTTTTATTTTATTTTATTTGTTTCTGTCGTATGCCCAATTCTTTAAAGCAATATAATTTTTTGAGTAAGGGCAGTCTTTACTCACATTTTTGCCTTGTTCTTGTTTTCTTGCTCTAGCTATATATGCAATAGCTTTTCTAGCTTCGGTTGCGTTAGCAGAAGTCCAATCAGCTTTCTTTTTTGAAAGTAATGTTAGATTTCTATTTATTGCTGTTCTTCCTATACTAGCCTTTTTACTACACTCAGTTTCAGACCATCTATTTAGCTCAGAGTAGCTCATATTTACAGAAGCTTTATACTCCTTAAATGTTTCATCTATTTCTTCCTGAGTAAAATTGTAAGGCTTAGGGTGTTCCTTGCCACACATCCAATTACCATCAGGCATTTGATGCTCATATCCGTCAGGACAGCTATTATTTTTCCTTACAGTACCGTTAAATATATGTTTTAAATAAAACTTTATTAAATCCATTAGTAAAAAATTATTCCGTTTAACTTGCTTGCTATATCTGTGTCAGGCATAGAGCTATCTCCATCTGTACCGTACAAAGAAAACTGACCCACTTGGTCATTATGCGTAATGTAAGCAATCATATCATCAAGAAAAACCTTTGCTTTTCTAAATGTATCGCTTTTCATTTGATTAAATTGCTCAACATTTGCAGGATTACTAAATTCAGATACATTAACAACTAAACCTGCTGAGGTAGTATTGTATTGAATTTCATTCATAACCTCAAATCTTACAAACCAATACAAAGCAGGTTTTAAGAAATGTGTAACAAGTATCTGATTGTGAGTAGATAGCGTTCCTCCCGTATGATTTTGAGTTTTTAATTCCTCGTAAAAATCTAATCCAAGCTCAGGTTTAATGTGTGCAAGTTCAGCAATATCTAAAATACTATCAGATATTAGTGCTGTGTCAGTAGCTTGATTAGTAAAAGCGTTTGCTATTACTTCAGATGCTGTTACAAAATTGTTATACTGTCTTACGTTTGCCATATTAGTCGTCTGTGTTACTTCGTTCCACTCTTATTGTCTGTCTGTCTGAAATTAATAACTCTCCATCTTCAATCTCAGGCAAATCTTTATTAAGCATTGCTCTTTGTTCGTTAATAGTAAGAACTTGCTTAGGGTCAATATCAGCTAAGAATGATATAGGTGGTTCATAAACAACAGACAAATCATCTGTATCAATACCAAGTTCTTCGTTTATTATTCTTTTAATAGGGTCTAGTAAAATATTTGTTGTATCTCTAATAACCGTACTCATTGCTAAATCATAAGCAATTCTAATCTCACTACCTGTATTATTCATCTTACCCGATGAAACTATACCACTCAAAGCAGGTTGCCATCTATGAGCTGTAATTATATTTTGGTCTGTTAGTTTCTGTAAATCTAAGAAATCTCCATCTTCTTTTTTATTTATAATCTGAACATCTGTGCTATTTGCATCATCTCCGTTCTTTACTAAGAAAAGTATTTTAGAGTTGTTCCCGCTACCCGTAAGAGTTTCTTTTGCAGTTTCCACAAATTTTTCTGCTTCTGCTTCGCCAAAATCTCCATTAACGGTAACAATAGCGGAAGGACTAAATCCATTCTTAAATGCTGTGTGATTATATTTACCTATTTCAAAATCTATTGCTATGTGTTCTAAAGCAGCTACATAATCAGGAAGTCCGTAAAAGCTAAATGTACTTTCGTAATCCTTATAATGTATTATAA